CAACTGTGCCAATGCTAATAGTCCTTGATTGTTCATGGTACAAAGGTGCAAATTTTCTATAGAATTAAAGAATTTTCCCCCTGATTTATCGGGTGAGCCGAAAGGAGGCAGATTATGAAAGCAAGTCCCTATATAGAACAAATCAGGGTAAAATCCCCCGGCAAGAAAGAAGAAGTTCTTTATTGTATTGACTGTAATGAGTACCGCATGAGTGATCTTACAGAAGAGCAACTTACGGATATATATAACTTGATCGGGGAGTTCCTTGGGAAAGGAGGTCAAAAATGATGAGATTGGAAGATATACGTATATCAAACCGGATGCTGGATGCGATCAGATATTGGCAGGAAAATGATAAAGGTGGGTTAGAAGAAGATGTTAAGGCCATTGATGATGCTATCACTTTCATCGCATGCGAGCATGATGCCCCGGGTGTACTTACTGAAAAAGAATCACTGTCGCTTATCGCGGCTCTAAGTTTTCTGAAAAAAAGATTATGTTTGTTTGAAGGAAAGGAGGAACCGAAATGAAACTCCAAGAAGCCCTCCGCCTACTCGACATCGTAATCGACGTAAACAATCAATACAGCAAGCAAGAACAAATACGTGCCGCCATGCGGCTAGAAGAACTACTTCGGCTACTATTGCCAGAAGAATAACACATCAATCAAGCCCCGCCCGGAGAAATCCCCGGCGGGGCTTTTTCATGTCCTTTTCCGAAGGTATGATTACGAGCATCTTTGTGAAAAATGTTTGGAGATGATATCACAGGTATTTAGCCCGATCGTGGAGAGGATCTTGATAAAGCTCCAGATGGTATTGAACCATTCTTGGGGCTGGATAATAAGCGGAATGTTATTCTTATTGAATTTTATCTCGCCCGTGAAATACGCTTTCGCCGCTATGGGCGTAGCTATTACGGCCGACTTGCTATTCGGGATGTTCTCGGCAAAGAAGCAAGGTAAATTCTTCCTATCACAAAGCGGAAGAGATACCCCCGCCAAGGTGATCGTCTATTTCGGTTTCATGCTCGTGGTATTCGTTACGGAACGGATATTCACTCAAGATAACGCCATAATCACCAAGGCCGGATGTACCCTAGCCTGTGTGTGCGAGCTGTGGAGCATGCTGGGTAGCGCATTGATTATCTGGCCGAACATGATGTTTCCAAAGCTGCTTAAACTACAACTCAAAGGAGAGATCGAGTCTAAGCTAGGAAAGAATATTAGTAACCAATTAGATAAGGAGGATTGTAAAAATGACAACGACACCAAGGGGAATCCGAAACAACAACCCCGGTAATATCCGGAACTCGGAGCGGAACGACTGGGCCGGAGAAGTATCGAAAGCCGATAAAAAGGACAACGCTTTCGAGGAATTCGAGGATATACCGCATGGGGTACGGGCCATGATGAAGCTCTTGCTAAAATACCAGCGATCGTATAACCTACGTTCCATAAAGGAACTGATAGAACGATGGGCACCCCGCGATGAGAATGACACGGCGGCTTACGTACGATGGGTATGCCGGGAGATGCAAATGCCGGACTGTTGCCAGCTAGACCTGTCGGACAAGGGAACGATGTGCGCCCTAGTGGATGCCATATGCTACATGGAGAACGGCGAGCGTATCCCTATGGAAGACATCGAGGCCGGCTGGGAACTGATGTGAGAGTGGTATTGTTTATGCGAACTCCCTTTTGGATAGCGAATCATGGAATATGGACTTTATAAGAGATTGTGTGTCTTGGCCGGAATGGTGGCTCTTTGCGCTAGCTGCTCCGTGCGTCGTAGCGCTTCTGATCATAGCCATTACAGAGATCAAGAACGACAGGTATTGGAGAGCTTGGATACCTCTATGGATGTACGACTTGCCAGTTCCAACACCACGCGAGATCGGTGGAGAAACATCCGGATCATACGAAGGGAATTCGACCTTGAGCGGCAGCCGGACGAAAACGGTCGATACCCGGTCAAGGCGGAAACGACACTCGAAGGCGAGGAACATGAGAACGAGCGAAAAGAAGAAGCGGAAAGCCAAAAGAAAGAGGAGAACGAGAGCGTTTTCGCCCGGTCGGAAGCCAGCCATGAGGAAGACCGGTCCGGAGATACCGAGCTCAACTCCGATGTCGGCAAGAACGCCCTCGGGTGGTGGGCGCTCGGCGTAACGATGGTTCTGGCCTTGGTAATCTTTTTAAGATGGAGATATGGAAAAAAGGATAAAACAAAGTGATGTCTGGGCTGTCATGCAGCAAAAGGATGACCGGGGACGATACAAGATGTTCTCGTTCTCGTACGTGCGGTTGAATGAAAGCCGGGAGGGAAATGGCTCTCCCGGCTCGATCGAGGATTATGAGGTAGCCTACTTCAGCTCGATCCACGCCAAGGGAAGCACGGTAAACATCCGGATTCGGGGCGAACGGTTCCCCCGGAAGTTCATCCGCTGCATGATCATCCGGATTAACGGTAAAAAAATATACGCATAATGGGACGCAAGAACGTATTTCTAATGGGTGACACCGCTTTCCTCCCCGGAGCGAAAGCGGCGGTGGTCATGACCGAGGACGTAGGTTTTCTGGAGGATAAAAAATTCACGGCCACGGTCATTACCCCGGCCAAAGGATCTTCCGTCAAGAAAGAGGTCCGGTTTGTCCCGTTCGGTCACCAAGACAAGTTGCCCGTAAGGATCATGAAAAAGATCGCCGACAACACGATCGTAGGCAGCAATATCGAGTTCAAGGCGAACATGGCCTACGGCGATGGGTTGATGGTCTGCCGGAGGGTGAAGAATCCGGAGACCCAAAAGATCGAGCTGGAGGAACTTACCCCGGAAGAGGCTCCGGAGATATTCCAGTTCATATCGGATAGCAACTACTTACGGGTAATGTCCGAGCTGGCCAACGATCTGGTCGTATTCTCCGACTCTTTCGTCTATCTGGCTTTTGGCAAACGGAAGGCCGGAGAGAGACCGAAGGTAGTCCAGATCTGGCACCGGGAGATGTGCTTTTCCCGGATCAGCGAGCAAGACGAGAAGACGAAACGCATCGAGTATCATGGTTATTCCTCGCAATGGGGAGAGGAGTCATTTCCGGACGACGTGATCGTAACGAGATTGCTAGACCGCCGAAGCCCGCTTTACGATCTCAAGGTCCGTACCGGGCTCGTACCCGATCCGGAGACCGGAGAGAAAAAGGACGAGGAAGAGAATGGCTATACGTTAAGCCTCAATATGCCGGTACCGGGGCGTTTTTATTACAACCGCCCTTATTGGTGGTCCATCTTCCTCGATTGGTACGAGTTCAGTTGCGCCATCCCGAAATTCAAGAAGGCGTTGCTGAAAAACCAGATGGTCTTGAAATATCACGTCTCCATCAACATGAAATTTTGGGACAAGCTTTACGACTCGGAAGGTATCCCCAAGGATGACAAGAAGAAACGGAACGAGCGCAAGAACGCTTTCCTACAACAACTGAACGACTTCCTTTCCGGAGAGGAGAACGCCGGCAAGAGCTTCGTATCCCATTTCCGGTATGATCAGATCAATAAATACGAGGAGAACGATATCATCATCAAGCCCTTGGAATCATTTATCAAGGGCGGTGAGTATATCGAGGACTCGGAGGAAGCGACAAACGTGATCTGTAACACGATGGGCGTACATCCATCCTTGAAAGGAGCGTCGCCCGGGAAATCGAAGAACATCAACGGTACCGAGGCCCGGGAATTATTCATTATCGCCCAAGTACTGTTCAAGCCGCTCCGGGACATGATGGTTCTCCCACTATACCTAGCCAGGGAGATCAACGGATGGGGAAAAGACATCGAGTTCGTGATACCCAATATCATGCTAACGACACTCGATAAGAACACGGGATCGGAAAAGAGTATCGGTAACGAAAAAGTATAATCATGACACAGCCATTCCTACAAACGATAGATGATTTGAGGCATACCGTCAAGGTAAACGCCTCATTTAAGTTCGAGCTATTGGAGCCTTATCTTCAAGACGCTTTCGATCGATATATCGTCCCCTACCTCGGGGAAGCCTTGGTCGATCGGCTGTATCGAGAGCCGTTAACGGAAGATATCCTTACGATCAAGATACTTGCCAGCCGGACACTGGGACCATTGGCCGTGGCGCTAGCCAGTCCGGAGCTAGGGGTCTTGATCGGTGACAGCGGGCATACGGTAAGCCGGAACGATAAGTTCACCGTAGCCAGCGATCAAAAGATCGCCCGATCGGAAGAGAGCATGCAGGAACGGGGATGGAATAACTTGGATAAGCTACTGGAGCATCTCGGAAGCCACGAGAACGACTATCCGGAATGGAAAGAAAGCCGCTATTACAAGAACCAAGCCAACGGCCACTACCTTAATTCCGCCCGGGAGTTTCAGGATTACGGTAAGGTGAATATCGATTATTCCCGGTTGACCTTCGAAAAGTTCCGTCCCCTACTCGATACACTGGAGATGAAGCTATGCCGCTGGATCGGGACCACTCTTGACAAGAGCTTAAAAGACACCTTAAGAACCGGTGTAGATGATCCGCTCCGGATCAAGCTGATTGATTATATCCGGGTATGGCTCGCCATGTACGTAGCCAAGCTCCATACCAGCCAAACCACCCGGGTACAACGTACGGCGGCCGGCCAGCTGGAGTTTAAGCCCGCGATCTATCCGCTGTATTCCGATCCCACGGACAACGGTAATTTCTACGCCGAGCAGGTAACGTCATTAGAAGCGGAAATCGAGGATTACATGAAAGTTTACGCCCCGGAACTAGGCCTCCCCGCTCCTATCAAGAACGACTTTAATTCCAAGAACAAACATATTTTCGTATTATGAGAAAAATAACGATCAAAGATATCGATTACCTCGTGCCCGGCACATGGGATGAGATGACAACGGAACAGCTTTGCTTTCTCGCCAATATTTTGAACTCGAAAAGTACGGCCCAAGAAGCCAAGGTCAAGATGCTATTGTTTTGCCTGTCCGCGAGAATCCGGCGATACCAGAAAGCCAATGGAACCGGTTACGCCGTTTCCCTTCCCAAAAATCGTATATGGATCACGGCCGAGCAACTGGCGGCGTTGAGCACCATCTTTGATTTCTTATTCCAAGAGACAGAAAAAGGGATCGAGCTGGATATCCGCTTAACCCGTAACCCATTCCCCGTCTACAAAGACAAAGATATCGAGTTATACGGCCCGGAAGACGGCCTGACCAATATCAGCTACGGACAGTTCATCATGCTACAGACTTGGCAACAGCGGATGAGACAGGATTTCTTCGAGGCATTGGATAACTTCCTATCCATAATCTGGAAAGACGGCTCATTCTCCATACGTGAGGACGGTGATCCGGCTTGGTTCCGGAATGTAGAGCCGATCGTAAAGACAGTCATGTTCTGGTACTACCTAGGTAGCATGAATTTCATACAAGCAAAGTTCTCCCGGGTATTCTCCTCCGGAGGGAATGAAGCCCCTTTGGATATATTCGACACGCAACAACGCATCGTGGATGAGATGGCCAGCGGAGACGTGACCAAGAAAGAACAGGTAAAACAATCCCTTTTATACGACGCTCTCTATACCCTAGAAGTAGCGATCGAAAAAGAGGAGAAAAAGAAACAAGATATGTAGTAATAGGTGTTTTTCATGGTATTAGATTTTTAGATTAGTAATGGACAGCCGCTTTGCCTGTGAAGGTGGAGCGGTTTTGTTATTATCTCCAATCCAGATACTATGATAATAAAAATATTACCAAACGTTTGCCATTGATAATATATTTATTATCTTTGTGATGTCATTAAGACAAGAGCTCTATGCATAGTGACGATGGGCTAAAAGCCCGGATAGAAGAGGCAGAAAAAGATCTCCTTTTTTATCTCCGCAAGTATCATGAACTGACTTCGAGAAGCAAATTCATGAAAGCGGTGGTTGATAAAGAGATCAAGAGACTTGAGAAAGAACTTAAGGAACTTGGAAAGTATTATTGACCAGAAAGGTTCTCCCCCTCCAGGCCAGAGGGGGAGTTTCCCTTTCATGTGTAACTCAAAAAACAGAATAATATGGATAAAGTAAAGCGTTTTTTTGAACTAAAGGAACTTTGGAAAAAGTCCCCGGAGAATGACCGCCCTACCATAGACCGACAAATTACCGATCTGTTGGATAGCATGGATGAAAAGGAAACCGAACTGCTTACCGCAGGTGTGCAAAATGACTTTGAAAACATCCATAAAGAGATCACGGACATCAAGGAGCAGCTAACTATTCGTGAGCGACTGAGTCCCGTTTTACCATACCTGTCCGTCTCTAATCTAGCCAAAGATTATTTCGGGAAATCATCCTCTTGGTTCTACCAACGATTAAACGGGAATAGCGTACACGGTAAAATTTGCAAATTCACACAGGAAGAACTGGCTATTCTGGATATGGCGCTGAAAGACATCAGCCGCCGGATTACTAAATTGAACTTGGTATAGATCATTTTATTATGGGAGCCATAGAAAACAAACATATCTTTGCCGCATATGCAAACCTAGCGATAGATGGACTAATAAAAACACTTAATTTTATCGCTAAAAAGTTGGACACCCAAAAGCAATTAAGCAGTTGGGATATCAAGCATGTAATAACACTCATCGACTCAATCTTCGATCAAAATCCACAAAACAACCTAGAACAGGTCGTTGAAGGATATTTACCATGGATAAAACCGATCATTGAAATGAAGACGCCTAAAAAAGGTGAAAGGCAATCGGATAAACTTTGTATAGAATATAAAACCATCATTACAGCTTTTGCCTCTTTGCTTAATGACGTCAGGAACTATTACACCCATTATTATCATGATCCCATCTGTATTTATCCCGGTGGGTATGATATCCCTTCATCACTGAACTGCATCTACGATAGTGCCATAAACATTATCAAGGAGCGTTTCCAAGCCGAGGAGAAAGAGATGGAACATCTTCGTAGATACACTCGCAAAAAAGGGCGGGTTGTTCTAAAAACAGAAGATGATCATTTCTATTACACATTAGCAAACAATAACGATCTGAGCGAAAAAGGGTATGCTTTCTTCATCTCGATGTTCCTTGAAAGGAAGTACAGTTATCTATTCTTGAAAAAGTTATCCGGATTCAAACGGGGAGACTCGTTACAATATAGGCTTACCCTTGAGGTTTTCACGGCTCTTTCCACCAAACCTCCTGTAGAACGTTTACGCACTACGAAAGACACGAAACAAGACCGGGCTTTAGATATACTGAATGAACTATCTAGGATACCAATAGAACTGTATCAAACCCTTGAGCCTAAATACCGGGAAATGTATAACGAGACATTACAACCAACGGATGCCGAAGATCCTTACGGCCTTCCGGATAGATCCAGAATACGGTTCCGCAGTCGCTTTGAGGCTTTTGCCCTGCACTTTTTAGACAAACAAGCTGATTTTAAAGAAATTGGCTTCTACACATATCTCGGAAATTACTTTCACAATGGATATCAAAAAACAAGAGTCGATAGAGAGACAAAGGATAGATACATTAATTTCCAACTCGCAGGCTTTTGTAAAAACATCCAAGATATCTCCGCAAAGAAACTATCGGAGGCATTAAACGTAAAATCCATAGATATAAGTACGGATAGTATACCGGATATCAATTCTTTTGAGCCTTATCTGGTTCAATCTACGCCCCATTATATCGTTAATGGTAATAATATCGGTATTAAGGTATTACCAGAAGGGAAAGATACCTACCCTACCATCGATGAGAAGGGTGCTAAAATGCCTATCGCTGATTTCTGGTTAAGTAAATACGAATTGCCGGCCATGTTATTCTATACTTATTTACGGAATAATAATATACATAAATCACACTGTCCCCTATCCGTAAAAGATATTATTGAACGATCTATCCATAAAAGTACCAAACAAAAGCATCCGGAAGAGAGATCCGAGCTAATGTTACGCCGGGTCATGAAAGCGATCTTTTGGACAGATAGTAAACTCAATGAGGTAGAACGTATTAAATCTCAGAAATCCGCTTTTGGTAAAAGGCAACATGAAATATTAAAAGCAGGCCGAATAGCGGAAACGTTGGTTAGAGACATGCTATGGCTACAGCCTTCAAAAAACAATGGAAGGGATAAAGTCACAGAGCCTAATTTCCAAGCCATACAAGTTTCTTTAGCATATTTCGGGATAAGAAGAAATGACTTAACGGAAATCTTCACACGAGCAGGATTGATCAATTCTTCAAATCCGCATCCTTTTTTAGCTCAAATAGGTACGAACTATACCTCTTTAATAGAGTTTTACATCGCTTACCTTAAGGAGCGGAAAGTATATTTTTCACGAATACAAAAGAAAATCCTCCAAGGGAAACTAAATATCCAGTGCCACCCTCTTCGGGACTTACAACGTGAGCCTAATAAGCCTCAAGAGAAGGAAGAGGCCATATTCCTACCTCGTGGTCTATTTAATGAAGCGATCATTAATTGTTTGAAAAAATCCAAATTGAAGCAATTAATAGAATCTCCTACCCGAGAAAAAAGTCCGGCATTGAATGTCTCATACTTGATCCTGAACTATTTTAGAACTTATTTCGAAGATCAATCTCAAGAATTCTATGCACAACCCCGTAATTATCGTTTATTCGATAAGTTATCACCGAATAAGGGTAAATCCAAAAGCTATTTATCCTTAGAGCAAAGGATCAAGAAAATGGAAGAACTAAGGCCATCCAAGATTCCTGTTGCAGAAGCTAATAAGCTATTAGAGAAAGAAGATAGACTTTATCGTAAGAATTATAACGAAATATGCGATAACGAGTCTATAATCAGACTCTACCAAATACAAGATATTCTTTTATTTATGATGACCAAGGAATATCTTCCTTCTGATTTATACAACAGAATTAACAAATACAAACTAGAAAACGTCAAAGGTATTTTAAATGAGAGAGTTTCTTACTTGATCGATCTCAACCCTTTAAAAATACAAGGAGAAGATATCAAGATAAAAGACTACGGAAAGTTATTTTATATACATCATGATACAAGAATCAACTCTTTGAATAAAGTATTAAGTAAAGTCAAAAGAAACAATAGTATATCTTCTAGCGTAAAGATACAACCTTATGAAAATTATAAAAGAGAATGCCTAGATTTCGAAGAAGTCCAGATACAAATCATACCTATCATTCATTCTTTCGAAATCGCTATGGTATCGATGTTCCCAGATTTAAAGAAGGCTACTCCCGGAAATTATTATGATTTTAATGAGCTAATTACAGAATATGAGAAACGAACTAAACAAAAGATAGATAGTTCTTTTCTCATTAAAACTCGGAATATGTTCTTACATGATAAATACGAAGCTGAATGTATCAAAGAGATTTCTGACGATTTCGTCTATGCAAAAAAGATTATAGCAGAATTTAAAATGAAGATAGAAAATATAAAATTAGAAGACTTTTCGAATGACTCATCAGCATAAAAACATTTTATGCTCTTTGGTTGAAAGGTAGAAACAACTATATTGCAATCGATTTCAATCCTTCTTGTGTTGTATTAGCCTTTAGTTTGAAAGGTAGAAACAACGACTGTGATATCCTGGCCTCCATGCGGAGCGTTGTATTAGCCTTTAGTTTGAAAGGTAGAAACAACCGGTTCGCCGTCGGGGTCTTTGATGTAGATGTTGTATTAGCCTTTAGTTTGAAAGGTAGAAACAACCTGTCATATATTGTTTTTAATGGGTTTAGCGTTGTATTAGCCTTTAGTTTGAAAGGCAAATACAACATTTTAAAATATATACTCTTATCAACTTAAATAATCAAGAAAAACCTTTGTATTTCAAATAAACTTTACTTACTTGCAGCATTGTTAACATTTAAATTCACACGATATGAAGAAAATACTACTATTTGGAATTTTGTTTTTTTTATATTCCTGTACAACAGATGAATATGGGAATACAGATTATACACCTCTGATTATTTCTGTAATTGTGGGTATTCCTGTTTTCTATATTTCGATAAAACTCGCTGAAAGTCAAAGAGAGGAAACCGTTGGCAAATTAGCAAAAAGAGGGTTAAAAATAGAGGATTTCCATGCTTGTGGAAAATATGTAGGTGGACATCCATCAGAGGATAAAGAGGTTGAACCTTTAGCTTTTAGAAATACTGATACTGAGTTCTTATTCTATCGAAGAGAAAATTATGCATCTGTTCCTGTTTGGAGATTTTCAATACTAAAAGAATCTATTGAAGATATTGCTATTGAAGATGCTACTACGCTTGAAAGCAAAGTTACATTAGGTCGTGTTTTACTGGTGGGAATATTTGCTTTCGCATGGAAAAAGAAGAAAAAAAATGAATTGGCATTTGTAAGAATTCAATGGAAAGAAGGAAAATTTAAACATAATACTTTGATATGTTTTGAAGGACAGAATGCTATGACAAATGCAAACTCATTTAGGAACTTGCTAATCAGAAATTGTCAATAATATTATAGTTTGCATTGCCATTCCAAAAACTTTCACCATATTTGCAGTGCTAAACAGTACAAGACTGATATCTTGTCGATGTGCATCGTATAATGCTCAACTTTGTGGTAGGGCTTTTTTTATGCCCTAATTGTATGATATAGGCGGTTGCCTTTCCCAAACATTGTTATTGCCTCGGCAAGATCACTGTACTGTTTAGCGACACGGGAAATGGCAGCCGTTCTTTTTTCTGCCTAAATGCTAAACAGTACAGTGATATGAAATCAAATTCATTAACCGTATCATCTTCCCGGAGCCGGGAACATGATCTCTTTTCTTGGACAACCGTCCAGAAGTTCTACAACCTGTTGCCTCTTGGTATCGCCTCCTGTAAATCCATTTACGAGGCTAAAATGTACACGGTAGCTTTATTGGCTATGCTGTCTCCAGTGTTCTTACCACTGGTCATCGTAGCTTGGTTCGTTTATAACTCAGCGAAGAAAGGAGGCCCAAATGATTAGACTGGAAGATATATGTATATCAAACCTAATGCTGGATGCGATCAGATATTGGCAGGAAAATGATAAAGGTGGGTTAGAAGAAGATGTTAAGGCCATTGACAGCGCTATCACTTTCATTGCATGCGAGCATGATGCCCCGGGTGTACTTTCTGAAAAAGAATCATTGTCGCTTATTGCGGCTCTAAGTTTTCTGAAAAAAAGATTATGTTTGTTTGAAGGAAAGGAGGAACCGAAATGAAACTCCAAGAAGCCCTGCGCCTACTCGACATCGTTACCGATGTAAACGGACAATATAGTAAAGAAGAACGAATGCATGCCGCCATGAGATTGGAGGAGCTGTTACGCTTGTTACTCCCAGAGGAATGATTATATTTGCGATATGTTGACGTTCGTTATCATATTAGGTTTTGTCATGCTGATCGGGGCCTCGATAAATGAGGCTAAACGCAGTGGAAATACAACGGCAAAGGTTATAGCTACTGTACTGATCTTCTTTTTCCTTTTCTTTTTACTATCCTTAGTTTAAAGATATGTCCTTTAAAAGCTCCCTCCGGGGGGCTTTTTTTGTGTCTATAAATTGGATGTTATGGACATATACAATCACTTTGAGTATTCGGAATGGATCGCTAGGCATCTAGCCGCTATCGGTCATACGGACGGGGAATGTCATTTCCTCCGTAGTGACGAGGTAGAGGAAATCTCCGATCTGGAAGAACGTATCTCCTCTATCCGGGATCATGTATTAGTCGCCATTGACGGGCTTAACTCGGATTTTTCTTGGCTTAGCAATGACAACCTCGTAAATATCCCACAATATTTTATCGCCCTATTAAAGCAATGCGAGGCCGGGAATATCGACGGGATTCACTTTGCGAAAGCGGAATGCAAGGATCTTCTCATGCAGATCGTCTGCCGGATGATGCTCGACTGGAACGAGGAACGTAACGGGCTTCAGTTCCTAGAGCTAAACAGCATGACCTTTCGTGGCATAGGTCCCATGGGAGATAATTTCTATGGGGTGATGTTAGGCTTCAACCTAAGAAAGCCTATCCCCTTCTCTATCGACAAATCAATGTGGGTATGATATGGGAGTCATGAAAAGATTGAGCGAGCAGATGCGCACGCCTAAACGCAGGAACTCCCTAATCGGAGCGAGGGAAGGATTACCCTTCGAGATCTCGCTAGAGTCAACCAGCCGGATCGCCCGGTATGAACGTAGGCAGGATAAGGAGAAATTGAGACAATTCAATTCTGAGGTAAAGGAATGGATGGGTTACGTGATCCAAGACTTAAAAGGGAATATCGCCTTGCTTGTCCAGAAAGATGAGTTCCTATCGGACTCCCTAGAACCCAGAATTTACAAAAGTAAAGGAGAGACCGAACGAGTGGGATTCAGTTTCGCCCGTGAAGGTATCTATATCCATAGGGGAGCCGGACGGGGCCAAGGTGGTTTCCGGGGCGGCTCTAAATGGACGGACAAATACGGGAAGCTGAAAAAGACCAACCCGGATTCTTTCTACCTGATGGGAACCGGCAACCGCCAACCGATCCGTTGGTTCGATCCCATCATCGAAAAGAATCTTCCCAAACTGGCAGACATCGTAGCGGACTACGCTGCCGATATGCAAATCGACGCATCACGAATTTTCATAGATAAAGATTAGGATATGGCAGGAGATTTAAACAGGAGCATCAAGATATACTTGGATAACTCCGACGCAATGACTAGCGCATCGGAGTTAGAGACGAAAATCGGGGAACTGGAGAAAAAGCTACTTGATCTCCGGACGGCCGGAGAAGGTAACAGCAAGGCGGCAAAGAAAATAGAACGTGAGTTGACCGCCCAAACCCAGAAGATGCAAAAGTATAAGCAAGAGGTCGCTGATACGGAAAGAGTATTGAAGAACCTAAGTGGAGCTACTTATAATGACTTAATAAAGACAAAGAATAAAATTTCAACGGAGCTGAAAAAAGTAACTCGTGGTACCGCTGAATATAACACTAAGCTAGAAATGTTGAAACGCATCTCCAAAGAAACCGCACTAGCCCAACAAGAGATGCGTGTAGAGATCGGTTGCCAAGCCTCGGTCTGGGGACGTGCCACAGATTTCGTAAATAAATATATGGGAATCATTGGTACCGCAGTGGCAGCCATTACGGGTATTACTCTTACTTTCAATAAATTCCGTGAAGCCCGCAATAAACTGGAAGAAAGCAAGGCCGATTTAAAAGCTCTTACAGGCCTAGATGATGAAAGCATAGAGTGGCTTACAGATCAAGCAAAACGTCTTTCCACTACAGTTACCGAAGAAGGTATCCGCATACGCCAATCCGCTGATGAGATACTGGAAGCTTATAAATTAGTAGGTTCCGCTAAACCCGAATTGCTAGCAAATAAAGAGGCTTTAGCAGAAGTGACAGAGCAAACGCTTATCCTCGCCTCTGCCAGTGGCATGAAACTTACGGATGCGGTAGATGCCGTCACCTTGGCATTAAACCAGTATGGGGATGGAGCTGATCAAGCCGCTCGATATGTAAATGTACTTGCCGCCGGAAGTAAATTCGGTGCGGCAGCCGTAGAGAGCCAAACCAAGGCTATAAAGACAAGTGGTGTCGCAGCCGCTTCTGCAAAGATTCCGATCGAACAACTGGTTGGAACCATTGAAACTTTAGGTGAGAAAGGTATCAAGGATGAGATCGCCGGTACCGGACTCAAAAAGTTTTTCCTTACCCTGCAAACAGGAGCTGACGAGACTAACCCCAAAATAGTCGGGCTAAGTACGGCTCTGGAAAATCTCCGCAAAAAACAAATGGACGCTACCGCTATCAAAAAGATGTTCGGGGAAGAAGGTTACAATGTTGCCTCTGTCCTTATCAATGAAGCGGATAAGGTAGAATATTATACGAAAGCCGTAACTGGCACATCCGTCGCTTTAGAGCAGGCCACGATAAAAAGCCAATCTGCCACGGCTAAAATGCAACAAGCAAAAAACAAACTTAACGATCTTGGCATTGAGTTAATGGAAAAGATCAATCCATCCATTATCAGCGTAATGAATCAAACCGTGAACTGGACTAAAAAACTAGTTCTGATGGCCGATTGGATCAGTAAAAATACAGGGCTGGTTATTACCTTAATATCGACATTAACTTTGTATACAGCCGCTATCAAGCTAAACACTTACTGGAAGATTGCGTCAAATGGAGCTACTCTAAAAGCTACAATTATAGAAAAGGCTCATTTAGTTGCGACCCGTTCTTCCATAGCCGCAGAATATGCATTAGCGGCAGCATCAGCTCTCAAGGCTAGAAATATCAAAGCTGCGACTATGGCTATGCGCAGTTTCTTAGTGACTCTGGGTCTCAATCCCATTATTGCGGCAGGTGTGGCAATTACGGCTTTAGCTGTAGGTATTTACAAGATATGGGATAATTCAACAAAAAGTGCCCGGGCCTTAAAAGAGATGAACAAGGAAATCGCCAACGAACGGGCAGAAGCTTATACCCTATTTGACGCTCTCCAACGAAGCAACGCCGGAACAAAGCAACGAAAAGAATTAATCGAAGAGATCAATTCTCGATATGGAAAATATCTTGAAAACCAACTAACAGAACAAACTACAACCGAGGATATCGCAAAAGCTTTAGAAATAGTTAATGAAAAGTTGCATGAAAACATAGTTTTAAAAACCATGCAGAAAGAGAAGGAGGATGTAACGACCACCGCCTTAAATAAACAAATCGATTTGATGGATCAAATGAGGGAAAAATCAAATCTGGGGCAATTCGTTACCGACGCTATGCTTCGAGACGTAAAACGTATAACAGATGAAGGGATAAAGAACGGACGCTCATGGACAAAAACGTATGATGATGTCATCTCTTACATTGACTACTACTATGGTGCCAGAGGTAAGGTCGATAAGGATTTCTGGGGAAGTTTACAGAGCTATATGACACAAACTTACCAATTAGCATCCAACCTCGATAAGATATCTCAGAAATACTCTCCTCTTCTGCCTAAAAAACCTGCAAACGAGTTGCCAGAAGTAGAAGTTATTGCCCCTAAAATAAAAAAACCGGATATAACCCCGGGACTGTCAGTGGAGCAAGAGAAAAAAATCACAGACGCAAAGCTGAAAGAGGTTGATCGTTATATCGCAACCAAGAAACTAAAATTGACACAAGATTATACCGAGGGCCTAAGATTACATGATGATTATCAAACAAAACTTCAAGCTTTAGAACTCGAAAAATTAAATAAACAATTAGCTATCTATAAAATAGGCAGTGACGAAAGAAAGAAAATTGAACAACTGATCCTTGATTTCCGAATTAAACTGATGGATAAATCCTATCAAGAATATCTCAAAAATTTGGAAAAAGAGGCCAAGGCCGATAAAGACCGTAAAGTCCAAAAAGAGAAGTTATACAACGGACTAAATAAAGATTTGCAATCTTTCGTTAAAACACAAAATGAGAAACAAGAGGAATTAGCGAAAAAGCAAGAAGAAACAGACAAACGAAGAGCACAAACCTTATTAGACTTCTCCGCTCAAGCTGGCCAAATCCTTGGGGAATCTTTAGTTGATTCTGAAACAAGTTTTGCTGACGCTATGGGGAACATTCTATTATTGACATTAGATACTCTTCGCCAAGTTGTAACAATGTCGATCGCAGAAACCACAATCCGCAATGTGTCTAAATTAGGATTCTTAGGACTAGCAAAAGCCGCTGCCGAAATCGCACTTATCAACGTCGCTTTCGGTGCCTTGAAAGGTCTTATCAAGAAACCTAGTACATCTACCGCAAATGCAGGTCTTAATGACAGCACTACGCCGCAAACCGGACAACGAGTTGTATCAGACTCCACCGGTTGGTACAACGGAGGATTCACCGGCAACGGTGGTATACTTGAAGTGGCTGGCCCCGTACATCGAGAAGAATACGTTACACCGGCATGGCAATTACAAGATCCGGTTTCCATGAACCATATCCTAGCCTTGGATGCCATCCGAAGACAAAGAACAAGCACAAATCCTCTTCCCGTCAACGGATTCGCCAACGGTGGATACAATGGACGCTCGGATGAAGAAAATGTAATGGTTTCAAGTAATAATCCGGAATTACTCAAAGTACTCACACAGCTACTTATGCTATTTTCCGAACTAAGAGCAAAAGGCATGAGGGCCTATATCGTTTATAGCGATATCGAGGCCGCCCAGAAGACATTGGACAAATCCAAAAAGATAGGAGGCAAATAAGATGGACATCATTCACGAATCCGGCAAGGCTTACGACCTAGGAGACATCCAATTGACCTTATCCCGGATGAACCCGTTCTTTAACGATTACGGAGAGCAGAGCTTACCGGTAACACTCCCTCCCACGGACAGGAATAGGGAACTACTCATCTATCCGGATAACATGGCCGGGATCAGCAAGGCCTCGCAGCGGATCAACGCCATGATCCAACACGGGGTATTCTCCATTCCCTGCCGTCAAGCCATCCTGTCGGCGAACCGGAAGAGCGGGATCGAGACCAGTTTTTACTTGAATACCGGAGCGTTCTACGAGAAGATCAAGGATGTACCGTTATCCACGGTCTTTGAGGACAAGGTTCTCAAGTTCGCGTCTGTCAGCGAGGCGATATCCTTCTGCCGGAACCTGTTCATTACACATGACGACCGATTCGCCTTGTTCCCGGCCATCCTAGAGTCCGGTTCTTTAAACGCCACCGGTGATCCGGGACCGGACGGATATCCTCGTCTTTACAACGACGTGGAGCAGACGGAGGTAGTCGATGAGAAAACGATCCGGTTAGCTCCGGGATTCTACATATCCCCCTTCATCCGTGGATTGCATCTATTGGAGGAGATATTCGCCTATCTCGGCTACACCTTGGAGGACTCCTTCTTTTCCCGCACCACCCCATTCAAGGACATGGTCTTTCTGAACAACACGATCGATACGATCGTAAAGGGTGAGATCCGATACTCCCAGATCGTCCCGGACTGCATGATCAAGACGATACTGGACGTATACCGGTATAAATTCTGCTGCGAGTTCATCCCGGACGAGACCCGCAAGACCATCCGTATCGTGCTATTCGATGAGAACCTGAACGAGACACCCTCCTGCGACCTCACGGATTGCGTAGCCGGTAAATATACCGTCAACCATCCCTCGAGCTTCAAGCAGTTAAAGCTTACCTGTGACCGGCTCACGCCGCCGGAAGAGAAACAGGAGAGCGAGCGCCCGATGCCAACGACGGGAAGAGCCACGGGGAACGAGAACGAGGAGTTCAGTACCTTGGTAGACCTATTAAAGAAATACCCGGACGTGGAGTATAACCAGATATCGGGTGAGTTTGTCCGGAGAGGTTACAAGGGGATCACGCCGGTCACGCAACGGATCGGTCTGGTCACGATGGATTATTACGCCGGCGGGACACTGGAGACGGAGAGCAAGGAATCCCCGGACGTGCTACCGGCGATGGTCTATACACCTGCTTTTGGCAGCGGAGGAGCCGGGGCCATCCCGTATCTCGGGATTTATATAGGGACCGGAAGATCGTTGAACTCCTCCATCATCATGGATTCCGTGAATGACTCCACGTCTGAGGTGGCGGGCGAGGCGGAGGATAACGAGGAGCTGAAACCCATGCCGGCGTTCGTATTCCATGCCGGGAAACTGGACTACGGGACGATCCTCAATCATGACGCCGAGGGAAACAAGCTCTGGAACTATACGCTCGCCTACCACGGCCCGGACGGGCTTTTCGAACGGTTCTGGCGAAATTACGATTCCCTGCTCCGGAACTCTCTGCTCGAGATAAAAGCGAGCATGCTTCTCAGTGACATCCAAAAGGTATCGCTCTCCGAGTACAGGAAGGTGACGATCGAGGGACAGGAGCTGCTTCCCTCCGCCATACAATATAGCCCGGGTTCCCGGGAACCCTTGGAATCCACGTTCCTTACCACGAGGCTTTACGAGCCGGTATCCACGGCCATGGCCGAGACGGAGCGGTTCGCCACCCATGTATCCAAGTATAAATGGAAGGTCAACTACTCCCGGTCCAACGCCAGCGACAGCGTGAAAAGGAGATGGGTGTTCAAGGAGGAACCCGTGACCATATACTACGCCCCGCCCAGCGCATACCAATACGTGCAGGGCGGGAAATACCATCAAGCCACTTATCCCGTGCAATTCTATAGCCGTGGCTCCGCGTCCGGGCCGACCGATCCGGAGGACGGTACCCTGACCGTGTGGCTCGAGCCCGTGACCCGGTAACTGTCCTTTATCGGACCATCCGACAGCCATACTTTTGGGGGTAAAATAATCGCAAATGGCAACGATCATAGATAAACCAGACGCTCTGAGCCTGTCCGGGAACATGAGGAGATTTGTATTGGGGGCAAAAGAGGCCGTCTCTTTCATCTTGAAGAAAGGAACGGCCACCTTGCTCGAGCAAAGCTACGAGCCCGGCCCGGACAAGATGGTCACGATCGACGTGAGAGAGGTGGTGGAAAGCCAATTGAGCTATACTTTGGACACGGCCCAAGAGATCTATTCCCAAAATACCATATTCGCCGATTTCACGGCCACGATAGACGGGACCTCCCACTCGTTCCGGGCGATCCGGTGCGGGATAGCGGATCTGGCGGACACGCCGGGAAACTGGCTGAAGTCCCACTTCCTCACGTGGCAGCCAAAGGTCAAGGAGGTGACCTATTACTCACCGGAGTGGTTGACCTACTACGCCATATCGGACTGCACGGTAAAGGCCAAGGCCACGTTCCCGGACAACTCGTCGAGCACGACCTCCTTGAAGGGAATGACCGCCGGCGAGTGCGTGACACTCAATCTCCAATACGCGATCGTAGCCAAGCTATTCGGGAACAAGTACCCCAGCTATCTCGAGGTTTACGCCGAGGCCGGCGGAGCGAGACTGAGCGTATCGCAATTCTATAAATTCACGGATATCCATTCCGAGGACGAGCAATGGTTCCTTTTCGAGAACAGTCTGGGCGGTATGGACACCTTCCGTGCCCATGGGGTGAACCGTCTGCAGGCGGAGCATGGCCACCTGATAGCGGAACTGGACGAGAACCTGTCCGAGTATGACGTGGAGACCGATCGTAAGTTCGTTAAGAACACGGGATTCCTCGATGATTACTCCCGCCGTTGGTTGCTGGATTTTTTCCCCAGCCGGGCCAAGTATATATACGAGGCGTCCATGATCCGGAGAATAATCGTCACCGAGAGCGACGCCACCTACACCTCCAACGATCTCCCGAGCTCCTATACGTTCACGTACCGACTCTCGGAGATCTCGAGGTACCTGAACCTTATCCGTAACGAGAAAGAGCTTCCGGATAATCTAACGGTTCCAAACCTCTCATCGCCGGATTTTATTTTTCCCCCTCGTTTAGCTGAGCTCCCACGGCAAGAGCTTGGCGAGGGGGTATTATTCCCGGCCTTTGATCCGCATAACCCGAAAGCATCCGTTACGTCTTTTGGTGTAATACATGACACGATAAGGAACGGCATCATAAGCGAACTTGGAGAGACATGGAGGGCTATCGTCAACGGAGCAGGAGGATCGGGTGGACCGGGAGACGATTTCTATCATATAAAATTAGATGATCTGACAGAGCCGTCCGATGAGAACGCTTTCACGGCTCTTAGAGTCTTGAAGGAGATACTAAAGCCTATATCCGCACTTGATGATCGCTTTTTAAGAAAAGATATAGATGATACGGCGCATGGTAACATCTCTTTCGAAAAAGACATAATCTTAAGCGGGCTGGAATCCTCCATCTACTCAGACCGTGACGCTGATAGTTTCAAGCACGAGAACGGTTTCCGTATCTTCGCCGACGGCACGGCATGGGTAAAGGACTTGAAGGTGAAGCATGACTCCATGTTCGCCGGTTCCCTTTCCTCTCCTACATTCGCCTCCGGTTTCCCGAACGGGACGGGATTCATGATAGCGCCTTACAAGGTGACGAACGCCGCCGGTGTGGAGGAGACTAAATAC